CACCGTATTTCCCAGCAAGCGGCGTGCAACTCAGGAACCTGATCGCCCCCGCCCACATCGGACGGGGGCGGGGCTACAGGCCGCTCGGCGAGCGCGTAGAGGTCTGCGACGAACTCCAATATTTGAGCCCGCGTTGCTCCGCATTCCCACTGATCGGCCTTGTGCTTCCACCGCTCCGCCAGCCTTTCGAGTTCGTCACGCATGGCCATCCTCCCGGTTTCGACACGGCGCACCCGCAGCGCGCCGCGTGGCGTCATTGTTAAGCAGGATCAACCCGCAGCGCGCGCAGTAAAACCACGAACAGATGCGCAAGGCAAAGCTGTGTGTTCTGTGACTCATCGCCCCTCCTCGCTGTTGGCGTTGCTGCCGGCTGCCTTTGATCTTTCGTGAAGTCGCCCGATGTAGTACGCCGCCTGAGAAACCAGCAGCATCGAACCAATGGCTGGCCATGCCTCGCCAGCAAATGCGGCAAGCATGGCGAGAGCGAAGATCACAGCGGCGATTGAAATCAGGTAGCGCATCACCCCTCCCCGCCGGACAGCCGGCCGAAATACTCACGGATGTTGTCGGCGACCTGCTGCGGATCGCAGATGTCGCCGCCCGGGACGCACTCGCGGATCAGTGCCTCGGCATCCGCTGGCGGGACAATCCCAGCCAGCACCAACACCGTCCAGTCTCCGCGCCGCTCTCCGTCCTGCGTAACGCCCTCAAGAACGAAGCGCCCGCGCTCGGCGTTGCTGTCGGCGACGATGTTCGCCAGCGCCAGCGCGCAGGCATAGGCCAGCGGCTTGTCGGTTTTCTTGAGCGCGCCTTGCATTGCGCGGACGCGGTTGGCGATCTCGGTGTCCTCTGCCGCGGGCGGCGCTCCGGCGTAGAGCTTCGTGCCGCGCTTGATATTGGCGCCCGGCGACAACTGCACCTGCAGCTCTACCATGGCTCCGTGCGCGTATGAATCAGGAGTCAAGCACACGACGCCCACCGCCTCCCCGCTGCCCGCCCGCAGCCTGTCAATCTCCTCTTGCATTTCGACGCGCACCCGGCGGCATTCGTGGGCGCGGCATTCGTAGTCGGCTGACTCGCTGCCGGCGGGCGCGAGCGCAGTCACGTTCCATCCGTTGGCCCTCCACGCGTCCGCAATGGATTTGTCCCGCGTGAAACCGCCATTGCACACAGCCGGGTGATCGGTGATCCACGCCACCACCCCGCCCTCGGCGGGCTTGGGCTCCCGGATGTCACCGGGCTGGCGAATTTTCACGACGAAGTCGCGGATGATGCCGCGGTAATACTCAAACGGCCCGCCTTCTCGGTGATCGCCGGCGTCCCAATCGCGGAACAGCGCGGCGCCGATGGTCTCTACCTCATCCGCCCGCGTCTCGGCCTCGGGCTGCTGAACCGTCAAATCCCGCTTGACGGTTGCCGGCTGCGGCGCGGCGGCGAGCATGGCGTCGTACATTATTTCCCACAGCACGGACCCCATTGTCGTATCCGGCGCGCGCTTCCATTTCAGCATGGCGGCGTCGTTCATCGCCGCAGTCATCTTGCGCGGCACCAACACCCACCCCTCCGGCACCGCCACCTCGCCACCCGGCGCGGGCTGCGCCGTCTCCAGTTCGGCGATGCGCTTTTCGTATCGCTCGCGCATCACATCAATCGCCTCCCCCGGGTCGTCGCAGTCGGTAATGCCGGCGCGATCCAGTGCGCCGCAGACCGACTGCGCGATGATGAGCAGTGCATGGTAGCTAGGAGCGCGCGGCTCGTTCGCAGGCGCAGGCTGGGCGTCGAGGGCCGACACCAGCGCGTCCATCGCGGTCGGCGTGATGCTGTAGTGCTGCCGCCAGTTTTCGAGCTGTTCGCGCAGGTCACTCATGGCTGATAGTCTCCGGGTTGGTCGGGTTCAGGGCGGTGGCGAGGCGGAGCCAGTCACTGCGCAGGCGGTCGCCGATGCTGGTTCCGTTCAGATCGTCGTCGTAAAAGCAATCGTCCCACGACTTGGCGATTCTCTCAAAAGCCTCATCTACCTGCGGGCGACCGACCGTCACCATCTTGCCGATCAAGTTTTCGGGCAGCGCCTTGATCGCCTCGCGCGTGACGTGGATCACGATGCGCGGCTGGCCGTGTTCGTCTTCGCCGATGCGGTCAACCGTTCCGATCAGGCCGACGGGCTCTTGCGGGCTCAGGCGGCGGGCGGTCCGTTCGAGCAGGTCGCACAACCCTAGAATGTGCACTTTTTCGGTCGTGCCGATATCCGGCTTCGCGGTTGCGAAATTGCGGCTGTAGTCGAGGGCAAGCTGTATTTCAGGCGCCAGCGCCTCGACATCGGGCGGCGCGTTCTCATCGACGTTAGGCTGCGAGCCTGCTCTCGGAGTCTCGCACCTGCCGCACTCATCGGCCCAACTGCTGTTCCGCTGCCCGCAGTTGCTGCAATCCCATGGCTGCGCGCTCTCGACGCGGTAGGCGATGATGTCGGCATCGTGGCCATAATGCCGCCAATGCCAAGCTCGCCCCTCCGGCACGTAAGTACTGACGCTCCCGGATCGGAAAACCACGCGAGTCTGTACGTCTCGCGCATCCTCCGGGCACTGCCCGCCATGCCACGGCGTGAAGCCGGCGGGGATCGCGGGCTCTTCGATCAGGGCGCGGTAGCTGCCTTTGCGAAGCTCGTCCACAATTTCCTCTACGCTTAGTTGGATCGCAGTCACCCAGCCCCCGCTATTCGGCCTATTTGAGGCCGGCATGTCGATGTCGTCTTTCTTGAACGCCGTGTATTCGACATGCCGCCCCGCCTCGAACGCGGCGAGGACGGCCTCGGGGGTGGTCAGTTCTTCCCATTTCATTCCTTCGCCCTCCAGGTTGTGGCCCATCGATTCGTGATCCGATCGCGGCGCTTGTGAATGATCTGCTGCACGCGCCCGCGCTTTTTCAACTCCGGCAGCCGTCGCGCGACGACGTATCGATCGAGCCCGGCCTCGTCGGCCAGTTCGTTGCTGGTTCGTCCTGGCCGCATCTTGAGTGCAGCGAGCACGTTCTCGCACTGGCGGCGCGCGACACCCTTCCTCGCGACGTGCGCCGCGGCGTCGTGGCTGCTGCTGGGATCTGAGTTGCGGGCGCGGGCGGTCATGCGGCAATCCTCGACAACTCGCGCTTGCGCTCAAGCAACGCATCTTCGATGACGTTGATCTCGACGCCATCGGTGAACACGCCGACCAGCTCATCGGCGGGCCGCGGGTTATGATGATCGTTCTTGAGTTTGAGCACGTTTGTCGTTCCGCACCTGCCGACGTAGACGCCAAACCTGCCTGGCTCGCCTTTGATTGATTTGAAAACGAAGTCGGCGACCTCTGTATAGCTGCAGGTCCGCAGGTTTTTCCGCTTGATCCTGGTTCGCATGAATCCTCCGCCGGCTTTCCCCGGCCGGCGCGGGTGTGGGTTTCGGGCGCGGGCCAAGATCAGCGCGGCAGGTCGATACGGGACAGCCGAGCCGCGCGGACGGCGTTGTCCTCGCGGACGAGCTGGGCGGCGCGCGCGATCATCGACGCGAGCGTGGACTCCGGCAGCGGCGGGGGCGCGGCATTGCCCCCTGCGTTCGGCGGGGAGGGTTCGAGCACCGCGGCCAGCGCCACGCTTTCTTCCTCGGTGATGCGCTGCATGCGTTCCAGCGCGCTCGAAAGGTCCGCCAGCGCCTCGTCGATCGGGCGGGCTCGGGTCGCCGGGCTGGGGTCCGCGTACCGCTCCACGATGTCGGAGACGGGCGCGTGCGTCGGCTGGAAGCTGGAGACGCCAGCCACCGCGCCGGACGCCAGCAGTTCGGCCAGATCGCGGCCCAGCGCCGCATGGATCGCCCGCGTCACGACCTCCAGCCCCGGGGCGGGATTGATCGGTCCGGGCTCGGCCTTGCGTCGGCGGGGCGCGGTGGCGCCCCTTGTACGTCGGGCAGCCTTGGCCGGAGCCTTCGCCGCGGGCTTCTTCGGGTTCTTCTTCGTCATGGGTTCCTCGTTTGGTCGCGCTGCCGGCGCGTGCGGGCCGTTGCCGGCGGGTTGGGGCATGGGTCAGCTTTCGCGGCCTTGTGCTTTGCCCAGCCGCTATTCGCACCTTTTCGGCCGCGGCAGTATTCGATGAACCCGGGCATGTTCAAATTCTCTTTCTGCGAGCCCCACCGAAGATTTGATGGTCGGTTGTTCAGTGCGTCCTCATCGAGGTGTATGACCACGGCGCCCGGGAATGGCGGCGGCCCATGGAATGCCTCGCAGACCAGTCGGTGGATCTTGTAATTTCGGCCACGGTACAGCGTGCCGTAGTATTCGTGCCGGGCCGTTTTTGAGGCTTTCCGCTTGCCGCCTCGGGTCCATTTCGTCTCGTATGCCCGCTCGCCTCCGTTCGGCATGGCGGCGGTGACAGGTGGGAATTTCACGAACCCCTCGCTATTCGCGAGGGCGCCAGGAATCGATGGAATTTCTGCGATTTCAGGTGCCATTTTTGAATGTGTTAAAATTGATACTGTATCAATTCTAAAATGGTATATCGGAATCGTCAAACGGCACCTCCTGCGCCATCGGCGACCGACTGCTGCCGGCATTCGGACTGCGCGCCGGGCGTTCTCGCTGCGGGCGCCCCCCATCTCCGCCATCTTTTTCTTTCGGGTCATTCAAATACGCCCATCCGTTCCATCCGAGCGGGACGCTATCCAGCTTCAGCATGTCGCCGTTTCTGGTTTCCATGATCGAGCCGATGCGTAAATATCGCTTTTTCTCGTTCCCGTCACCGTCTGTGTACGTGCCGACCACGGCAACAACTTCTTTTTTGACTCCCACGTTATGCCTCCACCTGTCGAATGATTGCCTGAACTTCGAGTTCAAGCTCGGCGCACGATCGCGCAAGGCCCTGAATAAATGATTCGTCCCTTTGTACGCGCTTCACGTAGAGCCGAAGATGTGGCGGAAAGTCCGGATGAAAGCTGACGAAGTCCCACCATTGGCGCCCCGTCACCCACAATCCACCCTGGATTTGCTCTTGATGCTCTTTCGGTAGGCCCGTCAGCAACGTCTGCAAATGCACCTCGGAAGATTCCGGACACTTGATCTCTCCGCCGCCATCGCTGCCGACAAGAAAATCAGGGGAGGCTCCAATATGCGAAAGCTCGGGGTGTTCGAAGAAGCCGCACGGGTCGATAATGTTCCCGGACTCGGCCTGATACGCGGCAACCGCCGCCGGCTCTACATCCTGCCCCCACTGCAGCGCAGCGGCCTTGATCGACTTTCGCGGGCGACCCGTCAGGCGTTCCGCGGCAAGTTGGTAGGCGTATTCGGTAAGCGCGGCAGGCGGCGGTTTTGGCTGCCCCTTGCGCGGCCCTGTCTTGAACTCGCCTCGCTCGCGAGGCATCGCAACAACATGCATCATCGACGCCGTGATTTTCCCGGCGCGCTGCTTGAACCACTCTTCGCTGCGCTGGTCAATCATCGGGGCGAGTCCTTCGCGGCGTCCGCATCCTCCGCGATCTTTTGGAACGCGGGCACCCTGTCGTTTACGAGCTGTCGCTTCTCCCTTGCCCAACTCGCCCACATGGTCCGGAACGCTTCGACGCCGAGCGATGCCACATCCTCGGCCTCTTTGACCGCCGCGCTTCGCTCGGGGCTGTCCGGCGGGATCGCCTGCTGAACAGCGGCGACTCCGGGGCTAACCCGTTGCGCGCCTACGATCTCCGCGACAACCTCGGGCGGAAGGTCCTCGATGTCTTGGGTGAAGATGTCGGACGCGGCCGTCGCGGTAATGACTGCGTCAACCTGCGCGCGCTTCTTTGCCATCTTCAGAATCGTATTGGCTACGTCGGCCGGATTGGTTCGGACCTGTTTCTTTTTCTCGGTGCGGCCATCCCGTTTCGAATACTTCACGCGCCGGCGGTTTTCTGGTGTTTCGTCGTATTCCTCCTCACATACCGCGGCGCGCCATGCGTACTTTTCCTCGCGGCTGCTGCACTCGCCAATTCCTGCGCCGATAAAGGCGCCGCTAACCGTGTGAAGCCTGACCTTCACACGGTAATGGATTTCGCCGTCGCTGCTCAGGTCATCGACTTCGGGATCGCCGGCAAGGCGAAAGGTCGCCATGAGCTTTTCGGCGCCCGGCTTCCACAAGCTTTTTTCTTTGGTCCCGGGAATCCTCCCATAGTGCACGCCGTCGCGCATCACCTCAGCCATCACGTCCTGCATGAGGTTTACTTGCGCGCGAATGTCTGCCGCCGTGAGTGATCGGCCGCCGAAATTGTCGACTGCCGGTTGGAATTGAACAATCTGATGAGTGCTCATGCTGACCCCTTGGAAATGGCCTTCTTCGCCATCCGCCGCACGGCCGCCACGGCGCGCCCGGCGCTGAACCCGCGGGCCACCATCGCCCGAGCCGTGCGCGCGCACTGTGCGGCCTGCTGCGGCCCGAGACCGTAGCGCGAGGCCGCGATCGCCGCAGCCTGCCCGGCGCCGTTTGCGCGCCGGGTGCTGGTGTCGTGAAGGGCGGCGATCATGGTCATGCCTCGTCGCCGAGCGGCAGCTCGGCCTGGTTGTCGTCGCTGCCGGCGCCGATGACCTCCCCCGTCTTGGCGTCGAAAATCGCCTGATCCCGCCGCGAAAGCTCGATGATCTCGCGGGCCGACATCTTGCGCGCATGGATCCTGGTCCGCAGAAATGCGCGCGCTTCGCGCTCGTTCTCGGCCTCGATGCGGGCGATGACCGGGCCTTTTTCCGGGTCGGAATGGCGGAACTCGAAAGTTGACATGCTTGTTTCTCCTGGCTGCGTGGTGGTGCGGTTGAAACTCAGGGGATCGGACTCGGGCCGGATTCGAACCGGCGGCAAGTTTTGGCGGGATGCCGTCGCGCGGTGGCCACCTTGGGTTCTCTCCTCCGCTATGATGCGGTAGCGTGTCGTGGTCGCACTTGCCATTTGCGGGGCAGCGTTTCCCACAACGCCGCCGAGTCCGACCCCCTCAGTTCAAGACGGGCGCCGGCTTGGGGCCCGGCGCCCGGTGTTGCAAGCGTGAATCTAGCAATCGATTTGTTTCGCGCGTTGCGGCCTATCGCGCGGGGCCGTTACGGTTGCCGAAAGCACACCACCCTTTGCTCCGTCGCT